TTCACCCTACAGAAGTCCAAGTCAAGAGGGAAGATCGACGCTTGTATAGCGATGACTCTTGCTGTTGACCGAGCCATATTCAGACCACCACCAAGACCGAAGATCGTGGTCTTGTAAAAGGAGAGGTGATCACATTGGGGAAGAAGAATAGAAAGGAGCCAATACAGGCAGTAGCAGCACCAGTAGAAGAGCGTGCAGCGGGAGACATCAGCATCTCCGATCCTGCCTTGGCTGAGTACCTAGGCATAGCCAGGACCGGCACGCTTGACGTGTCTGAATACTCAGCCCTTGGCATCACAGGTTTCTACAGAGCGGTCAGCATCATTGCGGGGACCATCGCAACCCTGCCACTCAAGACATACAAGCAGTCAGACACCGTAAAGGAGCGAGCAGCGTCCTTCCTTGACAACCCAGCGGGACCATATCCGCTGACACCGTTTGCGTGGAAAGAACTGGTCATGCTTCACCTTCTCATACAGGGTGAAGCATTTCTTTTGCATGTCTACAACGGTGCTGGCGCAATGGTCGGCCTGTGGCCTGTGCATCGAAGTGCAATCGCCAAGGTCGAGTGGATGGGCGCAGACAAGCTCTTCACTGTGGACCTGGCTGATGGCACACAGAAGCAATACACCACAGCCGACATGACCCATGTCATGGCTATCACCACAGATGGGCTACGTGGGATCGCGCCACTGACGCTGTTCCGGCAGACCATCAAGCTTGGACTTGCGGGGGAGATAGCAGCCACTCGTTCCTTCTCCAACGGAATGCTCCTGTCAGGAATCGTCACACCTGATCAGGACATGGAGGAAGAGGAAGCCAAGACCATCAAAGAAGGTCTGATGGCGAAGATGGCTGGCGTTGAGAACGCAGGGGACATAGCGGTGATCAACCGCTCTCTGAAGTTCTCACCTTGGTCAATGTCTCTGGAAGATGCGCAATTCCTCCAGAGCCGTGAATTCCAGGTTGTGGAGTTTGCACGCATGTTTGGCGTGCCACCACACCTTCTAGGAGCCACGGAGAAGCAGACCAGTTGGGGGACTGGGGTAGCAGAGCAGAACGTTGGTTTGGCTCGCTACACGCTGATGCCTTGGACATCTCGTCTGGAGGAGTCGCTATCCGCGCTCCTGATGGGCACCAAGTGGGTCGAATTCGACTACGCGGGACTGCTCCAAGGATCACCCAAGGAAGAGATTGATCTTCTGATCGCCCAGGTGAATGCAGGACTGCTCACCAAGGACGAGGCAAGAGCAATCAGGAACCTCCCGCCCTTGCCAAAGGATGAGCAGCAGGACCAGCAAAGCAATGGAGGTGATCAAGAGGATGAACAATCTGACGATACTTCAATTTAGCGCAGACCAAGCCTTGAACGGCAACACGCTTTCTGGATATGCCCATGTCTTTGGAGCAAGAGCCAAGGTCGGTGGTCAGTACGAGGAGATGAGGAAGGGATCATTTGATGATGCCCTTGCTCGATCCGACGTAAGAGCGTTCTACCAGCACGATAGAAATCTTCTGTTAGGTAGACAGTCATCAGGAACACTACGAGTGTTCGCAGACAGCAAAGGGTTGGGCTACGAGATAGACCTACCCAATACAACCTATGCCAACGATCTACGTGAGTTGATTGCTAGAGGCGATCTTAACGAGATGAGTTTTGGATTCATTCCAAAGGTAGTCAGTTGGTCAAAGGCTAAGGACGGACTAGCGATCCGAAGCCATGAATCAGTGGGTGAGTTGGTGGACATCTCACCTGTGACCATTCCCGCTTTCAGTGGGACTTCAATAACCATGCGAGGTCAGTCCGATCTGGACCAGTCCCTTGCGAGTCAGTTAGTCCGTGTCCGTAACCGACACATCAACATTAAAGGAGTGTAATGATCGTGAAGAATATCGAAGAGATACAGGCAGCAATGCAAGCAATCGTAGATGCTGCTGATGCAGAGAACAGAAGCCTCACAGACGAGGAAGTAGCGAAGTACGAGGGTCTTGAGACTGACCTCAAGGCTGTCGCCAAGACCGCTGAGATTCGCAATCGCCAGTCTGCCTATTCAATGCCGAACGTCCTGCTCAACCCCATCACTGGCAATGCCAAGGGTGACGAGGTTATCGAGCGGGCATTCGACCACTACCTACGCACAGGCACACCCAATGCCGACCTTACTGAACTTCGCGCCCAGGCTACTGGCACGGATTCTGCTGGTGGATACACAACACCACCCGGCTTCCGCACCAAGCTTGTCGAAGTACAGAAGCGCTTTGGTGGCATCCGCTCCGTCGCAGAGGTAATCACCACTGCTGACGGCAACACACTTGAGTATCCGACCAATGACGACACCGCCAATGAGGGTGCCATCGTTGCCGAGTCTGCTGTTGTAGCCAACGGTGCAGACCTGGTATTCGGCACAGTCGCTCTTGGCGCATTCAAGTACACATCTGCTGGCGCAGGGTCAAACCTCCCAGTCCGTGTACCTGTCGAGTTGCTCCAAGACTCAGCATTCGATGTGGCTAGCCTTGTCAGCCGCAAGCTTGGAACACGCATTGCCCGCAAGCAAGCATCCGACTTCGCAGTTGGTGTTGGCTCAACAAGCGGACCCAATGGCCTGTTCACCACAACCAGCAACATGAACGACGCTGGCACAACACTCACCTACGCCAAGTTTGTTGACGCTTACCACACCATCGATCCCTATTACCGGGACAACGCTGTGTGGATCATGAACGACAGCACACTTGCTGAAGTAGAGAAGCTTGTTGACACCGCTGGTCGTCCGCTCATCCAGACACAGGCTGCTGCGGGAATCAATGGCGCACCAAGCGGTGGAACACTTCTTGGCAAGCCGATTGTCCTTGACAACGCAACAGTCACCACATCAGGCAACAACTACGTAGCCTTTGGTGACATCCGAGAGGGTTACATAATTCGTGACGTGAAAGACGTGACAGTTGTTGTGAACCCATACAGCCGCGCTACCTACGGTGAGGTCGAGTACCACGCCTGGGCACGCGCAGATGCTGATATCCAGAACAGAAGCGCATTCGTGACTATCAAGAGCCATCGAGTCGCCTAATCTGGTTATAAGTGAATACTGACGTTAGAAGGGTGCGCTGCTCATACCCGGCGCACCCTTCTTCTTATCTCAGAACAAAGGAAGTGATCATGTATGGCTTTACGACCAGACTACGCCAGCGTAGACGAACTCAAGCGCTACTTACGAATCCCCGGTTTGTACGAGGGTTCCATAAACACCAGCGAAGACACCTACGACGATGCTGAATTGGCACTAGCGATCACTTCTGCATCCAGAGCAATCGACACCGCAACAAACCGGCAGTTTGGTTCTCTGGGCACAGCGACAGCGTTCCGCTATACAGCCAGGTTCGATGCGAACAGGAACGCCTACGTGGTCAGGATCGAAGACCTGATGGACTCCACAGGATTGATCGTCAAGACAGAGGGGACTGAGGTCTTTGACTTTGACCTGTACCCCTTCAATGCACCGTCCTATGGCAAGCCTTGGACCCTGTTGATCATCCACGACGGTGTGTCAACGGAAGAGGGTGACATCGAGGTAACAGCCAAGTGGGGATGGACTTCTGTCCCCGCAACCATCAAGAACGCCACGCTGCTCCAAGCAGCCAGGTTGTTCAAGCGCAGAGAGGCACCGTTTGGTGTCGCTGGCTCACCAGACATGGGCAACGAGATCAGGCTTCTAGCGAAGCTCGATCCTGACGTAGCCGTGCTGGTCGGCTCCTACGCGAAGCGTTGGGGAGCGGTGTAGCGATGGCACAGATGAACCTGAGTGCAGTTATGGACGCCATAGCGTCAGCACTCGCGCCACTAACACCAAGGGTCTATGCATGGCCCACAGACACAGTGAACGTCCCTTGTATTGTGGTTGGTTATCCAACTGACTTTGGCTTTGACACGACCATGACGAGAGGCGCAGATAGCGCAACATTTCCCGTCTATTACATGGCCGGCTCTGTTAACGACCGCAATACAAGGGACGAATTATCCACGATCATTGCTGGTGCGGATAGTGTGAAAGAAGCACTAGACGGTGATCTAGACGGTACTGTCAACAGTGCCTACGTATCAGCAGTTTCTATCACACAGGTCCCCGTCAACAACGTCGCCTACATGGCCGCGCAATTTGATGTGGAGATAATTTCGTAGAGGAGAGTGAACCGCTATGGCATTCCGACAAGGAAAATACACAGAGTTGACAGTCTCAGGAGTAGCACTATCTGCATACCTAGACTCCGTTGACTTCAGCAGAGATGTTGAGATGTTGGAGACAACAACCTTCACAGCATCCGCAAAGACATTCCTTCCCGGTCTTTCTGAGGCCAAGATGGACATCAAGGGCAAGTACGACCCGCTATCAGTCACAGGAGTTACTGGTGGCCCAGCCAACTTGCTCACAAACCTGGTCGGTGCAGGAAACACAGTGCCGATCAAGTTCTACCCAGGTGGCAACACCAGCGGGCAGTTGACACGTTCGATGGACGGCTACGTAGCCTCCTACAAGGAGTCAGCAGCCGTTGGAGACATTGTGGCCTTTGAGGCTTCCTTCCAGATCAGCAACGTCATAACTGCATCTGGCCTTGGAGTCTTCTAATCAGCAAAATAGTGCAGGAGGTATGAAGCAATGGACAGATCACAAGTGTTACCGTCAATTCCTTTACCCACAGACTCAGTTGAAGTAGGTGGGTATGTAATCAAATTCAGATCGCTATCCAGAGCCGAAGCGCTCAAAGTCACTACAGAATTCAAAGACAATGTGGATGGCGCGGAGATATTCATCCTGGCCTGTGGAACAGGTGTGAGTGAGGAAGACGCCAAGGCTTGGCGTGACACCACTGACCCCATCACCGCTGGCAAGGTTGTAGACGGAATCATCATGCTTACTGGCCTTGCTTCGACTGATGCAAAAAACGCCTAACCCCTCAACAGGTCTATGAACGCGCATTCATGCTTGGGGAGTTAGACTCCTTCGATTTTGTTCTAGCAGAAACACTGCACATGACAGTTGAAGATATGCGACTAAGGCTCTCCAACGCAGAATATCTGCAATGGAGAGCCTTCTTTACTTATAGAGAAAGCATGAGAAGCATGAAACCCGTTGGGGGTGAAGAGGATGGCACCTGAGGTGCAAGTGCGTGGAATACGCGAATTGAACAAGGCTCTCAAGGAAGTTGAGAGTGAATTGCCCAAGGCAATGCGGATTGGCTTCAAGGAGATAGCCGATCACGTTGTGCAGCGGACCAGGGCAAAGGTGCCGCGTGTCAGTGGCAAGGCTGCTGGCTCAGTCAAGCCCAGAGCGAGTCAGAAGGGTGCAGGGATCGCCTTTGGTGGTTCTGCTGCTCCGTACTACCCGTGGCTTGACTTTGGTGGCTCCACAGGCAGGGGACACAAGCCCAAGCAATCAGGCAGTGGAGCAATCAAGCGTCCATTCATGAAAGAGGGACGCTACGTCTATCCCACTATCAAAGAAGAGAACGAGTACATAACAGATGCTGTAGACAAACTCATCAGTGAGGTTGTTGACAAAGCAGGATTTGACCAAAGAGGTGGTAACTAATGGCGAGACAAATTGTGGTGGACATCGTTGGCGATGCCGATAAATTCACCAAGTCAATGGACGCTGCCTCAGGAAAGGCATCCGGCTTTGGAAATGTTCTCAAGGGTGTGGGCATGGGCATAGGCATGGGTGCCTTGAACCTGGCTACCGATGCCGTTGGTGCATTCGTTGGACAACTTGACGATGCCGCCAAGGCATACAGGGAGGATCAAGCCTCTCAGGTCAAGCTTGGTCAGGCACTCAAGAACAACGTAGCCAACTGGAACGGCAACACCGATGCCATCGAGCAAGTCATAGGTGCACAGATGCGCCTTGGCTTCGGAGATGAGGAGCAGCGGGATTCGCTGTCCAAGCTGGTGGGTTCCACCAAGGACATCACTGAGGCACAGAAGTGGCAAGTAGCCGCTATGGACCTGGCACGGCTCAAGGGAATCGACCTGGCTAGTGCCACGGACATGATGATGAAGGCGAGCCAAGGCAACTTCAAAGCGCTCAAGTCTGTGGGCATCAGCCTCGACAAGAACGCCACTAGCGCAGACGCCTATGCAGCAATCATGGGTGTGGCTGGGGGACAGGCAGAAGCCTTTGCCAACACCAGTGAAGGCAAGCAGTTGGCCGCACAGAACAAGGTTGGCGAGGCTTGGGAGAGGATCGGCGGTGTAGTCGATCAGATCAGCCAGGTTGTCATGCCGCTGCTTGCTGATGCGTTCCAAGTCGTTGTGGACGTGATCATGAATGGACTGGCATTCCTACAGCCAGCATTCGATGTCATCGGTCAAGTGATCGGCACTGTGTTCACAACCATCACAGACGCATGGAACAGATTCGTTGGCATGTTCCAGAGTGGATCAACGTCCACATCTGAGGAAGCGGAGTCACTGGGGAACATCGTTAAGAGCATCGGAGAGATATTCGGTGCTGTATTCGGTTGGATAAAAGAACAGGTAGACCGCGCATTGAAGGGTGTCCAGATCATCTGGAATGCCTTTGGCAAGGACATCATGAATGCCATCGGTACTGCCTTCGATTACGTCAAGAACACCATCAAGAATGCCTTGAAGGTCGTTGAAGGGATATTTGACATCTTCTCTGGCATCTTCAGCGGTGACTGGGACAAGGTGTGGAACGGCATCAAGAAGGTCTTTGAGGGTGTCTGGAACCAGATCAAGAACATCATCGATACCGCGCTCAAGCTCATCGGTGGACTTGTCAGCGGGGCATGGGATGCCCTTGTCAAGACCATCAGCGGTCTTGGAGCAAGGATCGGCAGAGCAGCAAGCGGCATGTGGGATGGCATCTGGGGAGCATTCAAGGCTGTCATCAACTCGATCATCCGTGGATGGAACAGCCTGAAGTTCACCCTGCCTGAAGTGGACATGGGACCGGCGGGCAAGTTTGGTGGCTTCACCATCGGCACACCCAACATCCCGTATCTGCATGCAGGAGGCATCGTCCCCGGTGCACCTGGCTCAGATCAACTGGCAATCCTGCAAGCAGGGGAGCGGGTCATTCCGCGCAACCAGGTGGGCAGTGGTGCAACAGAAGTCCACATCCACATAGACCAAGGAGCCTACATAGATGGTCCGTCAATCGACCGTCTAGCCAATCTGATTACCAAGCGTATGCGTTATGCGCCAGCAACCTAGGAGGGAGTATGAATGCCAACACCAACATTGACAATTGCTGGCACCAATCAACTGCCATATGTTCTATCAGGTAGCATGAGTCTAAAATACAACACCTTGGACGTTACGCTCACCAATCCGGCATCCACTCCTGCCGTTGGCACGACAGTGGAGATGACAAACCCAACATGGTCAGGAACCGTGGTAGCCGTCACAACCACTGACCTGACTGAGCGCAAGGGAAGCCAGTACATGGTTGTCACGATCAGTGCAACCAATGAAGAAGTTGCTGCTGCCTCTGCTGCTCCATTCAACTTGTCTGACACTCCCAACAACACCACGACGTTTGGCTACCGGGAGTTGTCTATTCAGACAAGCATCAACACTGACGGCACTACCACTACCAATGGGAGTTGCATTGTCTACCAAGAAGGTCTATGGCCGGGAATGACCTTCCAGTTGACAAGCAGCAACCAAGGGTATTCGTCCTACGACTTCTCAGTGCAGAACGTCACGGTTGACTGGCTGACATCAGACACGGCTCAGTACCACATTGAGTTTGGTGACCCCATCGTCACCATGAGTGTGTGGCTAAATGAGAACGCCTCTGACTTCATCCTGCCTATCGATGAGACAAAGATCACTGATGGCGCAGTCACAACCCCAAAGATTTACACCAACGCGATCACCACGGACAAGATCGATGCCAAGGCGATCACCGCAGACAAGCTCGCTGCTGAGTTGATCCTGGCTAGCAAGATCAAGACCGCTGAGAGCGGCATGCGTGTGGAGATCGATACTGACGGTATCCGCAACTACTCGTCTGGTGGTGACTTGCTGGTCAACATCCCAACGACCGGCACAGACCCTGTGTCTGTCACAGGCAAGATCGAAGCAAGCCAGTTTGTCTCTACGGAGTCAGCAACACTCCAAGGGACCAACGTGCTTGCCAAGGGATCAGTCACAACCCTTGAGGTTGGTGTGACCAATCCGAATGTCGCACCAACGATTGTCAGCACGCTTGAGTCGCTGCCACTGACATCCACACCCACCTACATGGGGCATGGACTCTGCTACGACTCAGCAGGGGACAGTGGTGGAGCAACAGCAACCTACTGGATTGGTGCTGACCCCACAGCGTCAGGATCGACGGATGTTGCCTATGAATTCAACGCATCTACTGGTGTATTGCTTAGAACCATTCAGAAGACTGGTACAACAACAACCAGCACAACAACACTTGGTGGCACAGGTCACGTATCAGACACCAGCCAGGCTTACTCAGGCGCAAGCAACAGCCAGATAGCCACACCGCTGACCATGCCCAGAGATGGGACGATCACCAAGGTGTCTGGATATTTCTCTGGCTATCTGGGAGATGCCACATGCCGTGTAGCCATCTGGGATACCTCTGGCAACAGCCTCAGGGAGTCTGCCAGCAGCACGGTATCCCAACGGACATTTAGCAACGGCAATGACACCCAGCACAACTGGAGCCTGTCATCTCCTCTGTCTGTGTCCAGTGGTACAACCATCTGGGCTGGCTTCCTGCACACAAGCTCAGGCGAGGGATTCTTCTACTCCCGCGATGACGGAAGCAGCAAGACAACCAAGCGGGGAGATGGTCTTGCTGGTGACATGACAGGCATTGAGACTGACTCAGCCTCCAAGCCCAACGTCTACATCACCTACACCTACACCGTCGATTCCTCTCTTGAGGGGACGATGGGCAAGATCATTGGTGTGGCTAGACAAGGCACCTACATCTGGGTGCTTGATTCCTTGGGCACCTTGTTCAGATACAACCAGTCTGATCTTTCCTACGTTGACAAATTCACTGGTGTTGCTTCGTACATCACAGGGACCAAGGCAAATGCCGGTCTGTTCTGGAATGGGACACACCTGGTGATCACTACTGCATCAGGAGTCACTGCTACTGAGGTAGTCGTACTGGTCAAGGTCAACACCAGTGGCGCATTTGTCAGCACGCATGACACCGCAGGACTCGCCATCAACGGAGGCACAGCAACGATCCGTGGTGGCTATTACGACAGCACCAACTACTGGATCAGCATCAACGGCACTGTGTATGCCTACTCAGGAAGCACGTATGCCATCGTAGACGACAGGAACTTTGGACTCTCCGCAGAGACATCCTCTGGTGTCACCTACGACGGAACGGTCTTCCGTGGCTGGTCACAGTCCAACCCCACCAAGATTTGGAAGTACACAAGCTGGGACTGGACAACAGAGAGCGCGGTCTACTGGATTGGCTACGCTTGGTATGACTCCGCTGGCACAACACATGAGACTGCCTTGTCACCCAGGTCCAGCATCACGCTTGGGCGCAGGAGAAGGATCACCATCACCAACCCTGCAATCCCTACAGGTGGTGCAGATGATCCAGACAAGGTGCGCGTCTACATGCTGCGCAATGCAACGGAGCCAGCCGCTGGCTCCTATGAGATGCAGATAGAAGATGCTGCAACCACTAGGACCCTTGAAACCTATACAACGGTCAATGGTCTTGATGCCACATCAAACGACTTCCCTGCTGGTACAGCAGCAACGTTGGCATCGTCATCCACTGGATGGACACTCAAAGGCGATGGCAAATATGACTTCTACGTTCGTGGTGGGAAGTACAGTGGCACAACGGCAGTCACGCTATCAACATCCATGCAGAAGTTGGACCTTGTGAACACGCTTGATGGCGAGAGCGCATATCTCATCGCTGCAAGTGACCGGGTGCAAATCCCTACTGACGCTGGGGGACTCTACCGGGTCCAAGCAAGCGTCAAGACCCCAACTGGCTTGACTGGCACGACCAACCTTCGCGTTGCCATCTACATTGATGGCGCTGAAGTTGGCTTCCACCCATTCAACCCAACCGTTGCGGCTACCACTGGCGGTGCTGTAGCCCACTGGGAAGGCGTGGTTGCTGCATCGAGTTACATCGAGGTGTTTGCTCAGGCAGGAAGCGGTGTTTCGGGTGGCACAGCACAGGTCATGGAATTGGTTGTTATGCGCCTTGGGGTTGAGTGGGCAGCCTAGAAATACTGCCGTACAACCAGTACAGCGTTTAGAGAGGTAGACCAAGGTAGGAACACCGGGAAACCTGTTCCCCCTCGTCTACATGACGTATCGTATTGTTTCCACCTAGTGCGTGCCTACTTGTAACTAGCACCAGCACAAGATACAATCTGGCACAATCCCGCACAGGAGCGTGCCCGTGACCAGTTACGGCTACATCAGGCAGAGCAGGAGAGCAGACCTAGACGTTGCTCTCTCTGCTGATGCCCAGTTGGCAGCGATCAGGAGACTTGCAGCCAGGTATGGGGATGACCCAGAACAACTGGTGATCCTCTCTGACATGGGTAGGTCTGGTGCCCAGAGCAAGACGCATCTGCGCACCAGTTACCTACAGCTGATCGATGCCATCAAGGGCAACGGACATGGCACGACGATCTACGCAATCAGCATGAGCCGTCTTGCACGTAGCCTCAATGAGTTGTTTTCGATCTTCACCCTAGCAAGCGAGCATGGTGTGAGGATTGTCTTTGAGAAGGAAGGAGAAGTCCGCTTCGACACTCCTATTGGAAAACTACACGCCACCATCACTGGTGCTGTGTATGAGTTTGAACGGGAGTTGGCTGTAGAGCGGACCAGAGACAACGTTGCTGTCCGTCGTGCCCGTGGTGACCGGATGGGACGCATTCCCTATGGCAGCAAGGAAGGTGAATCACCCACAGCCGTTGTGGACGCCTACAAAGAGGCTGGCAGTCTCAACGGTGCAGCAGTCATCTTGAACCGCAAGAAGATCAAGTCCTGGTCTGGAAGACCTTGGACACCCAATGGTGTGCAGAGTGTCATCAGCAGGATTGATCCTCACCTTGTGAAAAGAAATCCAGCCAAGCAGGGAGCCAAGCGGGGATCAGGATCATTCCTCCTGTACCGGCTCCTGCGCTGTCCCTGTGGAACCCTGATGACTGGCTACCACAACAGGGAATACGTCTACTACCGCTGTCATCGCTCAGACGGCAATGCCGATCATCCCCGCTATGGCGTGGTGTCGGAGAGGAAGATGCTCCCTCTGTTCAAAGAGGAAGTGGGGGACATCACCAATCTTGTGTTCGCGCTAGACAAGCCTCTGGACATCGAGCGGCACACCGCGCTGACAGAGAAGCGTTCTAGAGTCGTGGAAGCGTTTCTAGATGGCGTGATCAGCAAGGATGAGCGCACCACACATCTTGAGTCTATCGATGCCGAGTTGGCATCACTCATGACCACAGAGACAGTCATCGCTGTCCCTGACTGGGACGATGATCCCAAGGTGGTCAATGAGTTCTTGAAGGGTCTGTTTGGCGAAGTCAGCCTAGATGAGCATCTGGCACCGATCTTCGATTGGAAGATTGATGTGCGTGCCCTACGTGATCGAGTTCCAACACAGTCACTTGTGCGAATCGCCAAGACTAATTAGACTGCGATCCACACTCCCGCAAGAGGTAGCAATAGTGAAGAACAAGGAATTCACTCTGGACCTGGGTGAGCCGGTTCCTGTCAGCGAGTTGATCGCTGTTCCTGCAACACGCCAGCCTTCTCCCCGTGACCTGGCTCTTGATGATCTGGTCGCACGGGTAGCAACTGACGACTTCAAAGACAAGGCCATCAGTTGGAAGTACACGCCTGAGAAACTCGTCACTGCGCGTGCAGCGGGTCAGCGGGCAATCAAGCGCAATGGCCTTGAGGGCAAGGTCTTCGTATCAGCCAAGGCTGATCTGCTCTGGTTCAGCCAGCAGAGGCTGAGCAATCGCGGGAGGAAATCCTCCAAATAGCAGACACAACAAAGAAGGGACTGGTGAGAGCCAGTCCCTTATTTATTTCCCCTTCAACTTCCTGCGCAACTTGTTAGCAGCGTTGATATCAACCCAGCAGCATTTGCAGTAGGACTGCCAGTGCTTCTCCGATGGACAGTATCTGGCTGGGTGGAAGGGGTAGAAGAATTCCTCTGTCTGGGGCTTAGAAATACCGCACTTCGTACACAGCCGCATGGATGCCTCCTTAGCAAGCAGCCTAGCAGATTGTGCGACACAAGTTCAATATGTTTGCGACAAGGCACAAGGAGGTATGTCCAATGAGTGTGCCCAAGACTTGCCTTTCCTGTCGAATATTAATTGGGAAGGGTAACCGATGCCAACAACATCAACGCGAATATGAACGCTTACGGAGTCCATTACGCAAGGCGTATAGCGATCCTCTGTACCGCTCATACGTCAAGGCTTCTTCATGCGCCAGGTGTGGCGCGACAGACGATCTGACCAAGGACCACATCCAAGGACTCAAGGATGGTGGCACCAATGATCACAGGAATCTGCGCACCCTCTGTAGGAGATGCAACTCCGAGAAGCACTAATGCAATAGGAGGGTGAACATCTATGCCATTACTTACCAAGCATCCAAGCGCATATACAGACACAACAGGATTCAATGGCAACTGGACTAATCCCACAGATGCATATGACTCAAATGATACATATGCTACCTGTGCGCCCGGTAGAAACGCAGAGTATGCGACTTGTTGGCGTGGATTTGATTTCTCTGCAATTCCAGCAGGATCAACAATCAATTCCGTAACTGTTAGAACAGAACGGAAAGTATCCAGTGCTTGGAGTCAGGGAACATTCAGACTTTCTGTATGGGCAGATGTAACCGCAAGTGCTGCCTTGACTGCTGGTGTAGTAGGGGCAATAGGACCCGATGGTGAATACACAGTATCTACTTCTGCGGGTCCTACAAGCGATACTGATTGGGAAGTTGCCCTAACAGGCACACTTCCTACTCTTTCAGAATTGCAGGGTGCAAACTTTGGTGTTCGTGTTGAGTTAGCCAAAGGAAACAACGCTACTGCCTATACCTGTTCGATAGACGATATTGATATAGAGGTTGATTACACTGCTGGTGCAACAACAGTTGTTGCTTATGCACAAGCCCAAGCAGCAATCAAAGACACTGACCTAAATTCATTCGCACAAGCACAGGCACAGATCAAGCAGTCATACCTGACTAGCGCACAGGCACAGAGCCGTGTGAAGCAGACCTATCAGGGTGCTGCTCAGGCTCAGGCTCAGGTGCAGAGGCTCGTCACCAGCCAGGTCTATTCACAAGCACAGGCATGGATCAAAGCCTCCTACAACGCTGTAGGACAGGCTCAGAGCCACGTAAAGACATCCAACACTGTCTATGGACAGGCACGGGGACTTATCCGCGCTACGACCGTTGTAGTGGCGCAGAGCCAAGCAAAGATCATCCTGATCAAGCAGGGCTATGCACAGGCACAGGCACAGATCGAAGTGCCAGCAGCCGCTACCAGAACAGTCAGCGCACAGGCTCAGGCACGCATCAAGGCAACCAGCCAGGTCTTCTCACAGGCACAGAGCCAGATCAAGACCAAGTACACGGCATCAGCCCAAGCACTTGCCTCTGTGAAGAACACCTACAGAGGTGTGGCACAGGCTCAGGCAGCAATCCTGCTCACCAAGCAGGGCTTTGCTCAAGCTCAGGCGCACATCAGATCGACAGCAAGCGCACATGCCAATGCTCAGGCACAGATCAGGGCAACGGCACAGGCATTTGCTCAGGCTATGAGCAAGGTGCGCCAGCAGGGAAGCATCACCCTCACCACAGGGGACTACCCGCTGCTGATCGTGATGCTCGATGACTCACAGCCAGGTGTGCTGGGTGCCGCTGGACTCACGCTGTCCATTGATGACAGCGCACTACTAGAAATCACGCTGTCAGATCAGGAGGCGATATGAGATGAACAACAGGCCAAATCAATACGTGCTGGGAGCCAGACCAAGGATCACCTTGGCAACGGTTGATCAGGACGGAGCCACAGTCATGCCCACAGAGGCAAGACTGTCAATCCTGCGCCCAGACCAGGTTGTAGTGACCGTATCTGGTGCACAGATGACCAACATGACCACATACCTGGCCTACGACTACACGCCTACAACAAGTGGGTTCTATCAGTACGAGTCATGGTGCAAGGACACGAATGGCAGGGAGGCTGCTGCACAGCACGCCTTCATGGTCACAAATCGCGTCGGCTGAGTGCTTTGTCGAATTGCTTTGAGAATTTCTCAAAAAAGCCGCCCAGTTGAACCTCAACTTGTAGAGTAACTATAATGAGAGGGCGAAGGCAGTCTTGGCCCGAGTATGAAGTTATGATTGGAGGTATGAACAACATGACAACATGTCCATTATGCAAGAAGCAAGTAGATGCACTAGCAACCAACGGATTCTGCTTCAATTGTCCAGAGTACGCTAAGTGGCAACGCTCATTACGAAGAGATAGATCGATATATCTGTTTGAAAGGGAAACAGATAGGAAGAGACATCAATACAGATAAGGAAGATGCTCGCTACGCTCGCAGGGACCGCTAACGCGGTCCTTTATAGATTGCAGAATGATTTAATAGATTCTTCTGTCAGAAGCGTTCCGTCAGGAACGCAATGCGAGCCGTCAGGCGAGCAGAGGAAGGAGCAAACATTCGACGAAGTGCATCGCCCAATATCGTCATATCCCGTGGTTTATGTAAGTAGAGGGAACTACCTCATCTACATAGACCAAGGAGTGATCGATATGCCAAGGAGAGATTCAACCAAAGCGAAGGAGTACCAGCGGGAATGGTACAGACGGAACAGAGACAGGCAGAACGCCTTACGGAGAGCCAGGTATGCGAGTGACGAAGATGTGCGGCTATCACGCACAGCCGAGAGATACAAACTCAACCTAGACCAATTGAAGGCTTTGCTGACCCGTGCGAATTGGTCCTGCGAGATATGCGGGATCAGGTTTGAGGTTCTGAATGGAAGTCCCTACGACCAGACAGCCATGTGTATTGACCATGATCACAATTGCTGTAGCACGAACTACACCTGTGGCAAATGCGTTAGGGGAGTCTTGTGCCGCAACTGCAATTCGATGATTGGATTCGCAAGAGATCAAACAGATCGTCTTGCACAGGGAATGAGATACCTAGAAGAGAGGAAGAGAGATGAGCAGTTGTCTAGCATGTGATACGCGGTTAGCCGGTGGGCTACCCTTCTGCAAAAGGCATTGGCCTATATACAAGGAGGAACTGAACAGTCCCTGGGTAAAAGCAATGAAGAACGCAGAGGCTAGAGAAGCCAGACAAATAGCACAAGCAGCAGGAAGGATCATCTCTCTTGATTACATTGAGGAACGATTCAGAGAAGCGGAGGATGATTCCTGATGGACATGAAAGAGTACAACAAGACCTATTATCAGAAGAACAAAGAACACATCCTGTTCATGGATGCTTGGCGCAAGAGAGAAATCATCACTGATTACACACATGACTGTGGAAAGAGTTTCCATAGTGCAGCAGAAGCGTTTGTACACCTGGCTACAGAGAAGTGCGAACCTCTCTTGTACACAATATTTGATGATGCAAAATAGTGCGCCCAAAATGAACGAATATTGTCAATATTATAGTGGGAAGGATTCTTGCTCCCTTCCCGCATTTTTCCTTTCTGGGTAAGGGGAGTCAGACAACTGGCTCCCCTAATCCTTTACTGGGGGTGAACCACACTTGGACCACGTAGTAATCGCAGTTTTCGTGTTTATAAGCGCACTAGCAACCGCTCTGGTCGGCTGGTACGGATCAATGAAGTACAAGATCGGTCCTAGTCAGGAACTCCTGGTAAAGACCCTTCAAGGCGTGGTCGCTGCTCAGGCAGAGCGGATCAAGCAGCTGGAACTGGAAGTAGCCGCACTAGAGGCAGAACGGAAGTCACTTGGCGAGGAAATAGCCAGGTTGACTGAAAGGGTTGAACGACTAGAGGAAATCATCGTTCATCAGGCAGAGGCACTGGACAAGGTAG